ACCAATTGTCCTGGCGCTATTATAGGAGGATTTATATTTAAATCATCCAATTCAAAAATATCAGGTCTAAAATATTTAACTTTATTCATAACAAAATTTATCTATTTATTACTAAGTCAACCAACAATTATATGTAAACAAATCATTTCTCTTTCAACATTTTCTGCAACTCAGCAGTGCTCCCTACGAACAATGCATTGGTAACACTCTTAGGTGCGTTACTTGGAACTTCTTTTAGTCTTTTCATTTTCTCTTGAAGATCACCAAGTTTTTCTGTTATCTCTGCAACTTGTTTAATTAAGTTGCCTGCAACCTCATACGCTCTTGGTGCATCGCTTTCTCTGGCCAATTCAAGAATGCCTTCAATTGCGTCAGAACCTCGCTCAACCAAGCTATAAAGGTTTTGTCGTTGGTATGCATAATCATTTTCTATGTCTGCTTCTTTACTGTTATTTACTTGTATTGTTTTTGTTTTTGTTTCAATCGGAGGATTAAATTCAATTTCTTGAACTACACCCAATGCTCTATCAATTTCATTGCTCATGACGTTAATTTATCTTCACCCGTAACAACATCTTTAACTTTTGAGTCTTGAAAGAATGATGTTGTTTCGTTAAATCCAAAATCATCATCAGCATCAGAACTAGTTGGATCTGGCGTAACAGTATATCTCTGCTCTCTTGCTGGAGTATTTGCTGGAAGATCAGTATATTGATCTACAACGGCAGTCTTAATAACACCAGAATCAGTTACCGGACCATACAAATAAAATTTAGTTGTAAAAGACAACGTATAAATTATAGCTCTTCTCGTTTCAAAATCACCTTCATAATTATCCTCATACGATATGTCATTCAATATAATTGGTATATCTCTCTTAATACCCATATCTGCCATATCATTAAATGTTAAAGTATAATCAGGTTGAAAGTAAGGAAGAATTTGTTCAACAATTTGCAAAGCATCATCAGAATTTTTTGCCATTATATAAAGTTCAATTGAAAGATTATATGGGACTGGCATAAATTGTGTATCAAGTTTAGAAGAATTCCCTGTTTTTGTTTTCTTAAACTTTTGTATACGATTCAATTTTCTAGCAGAATCATAAGTTAGGTTTTTAATTTCAAATCCAATACGTGGAAGTGTAATTGCAACTTGTTTTGTCAAGTCTGGATCTTCTTTAAGCCTAACCAAAAATTTCTGTCGTGGTCCATATGCTAAGGGAACCTTCATAGATTGTTGTATAACACCATCATTATCTTTACGAACTAATTGTATATTATTAAATACAGTTCCAAAAGCAACAATAACTTTTCTAATTGTTTCATGGTAAAATTGACTTCCTAACATTACGGATTGCTCCTATTATTCTTCATATTACTATTTATGCACCCGCAGTATGACAAGTTTTTAATGTAGTGCCACCAGAGTTTTTAATCAACAGAGTTGACAGTGTTTTAAGTTCTGCTGAACCAATCGCATCATTTGCCATTTTTGCTTCTGTCACTTGGTCGTCGGCAATGTGGGCAGTATCGATACTACCAGCAGCATAATGCTCAGAGTCAATAGCATCATCAGCGATATGTGCGTTATCAATAGAACCATCTGTATAGTGTTCTGAATCAATAGCATCATCAGCAATCTTAGTTGCATCAATAATATCAGCAGAAAGATGCGCTCTATCAATACTACCGTCTATATATTCATCACTGTCGATGGAGTTTGCTGGCATAACTGGTATCTGAGTAAAGGTCACTACACCATTTGAGGCAATCGCTATAGCATCCAAGTCACTAGCAGAACCAATAAGACCGCCATCTTTAACTACTAAGTCACCAGCAACTTGGAAGTCACCGATTGAACTTAGTGTCGCTTTAGCAGTTGCACTTGATGCAGCAGTTTCAGATACGCCAGTTGTAAATACTAGTTTCGTTGCATTTGCAGATGCACTAAAGGTTGCTTCAGCGATTGCGTGAATACCAGCGGCAACTGTAGCACCATCTGTTCCATCTGAGTCACCAGCAGCAAACTCAAGGGAAGCAATCACCTCATTTGCAACAACCACATCCTCTTCAGATTTTAATTGTAAAACAACAGGAAGATTATCACCAGCAGTATGATGCTCTATCGTAAGACCAACATTATGAACATGAGCCAATGTAATTTCAGAGTTAGTACCAAAGGCAATTTGGGCAGCATCACTTATCAGAATAATGTCATCACCAATAACAGCGTCTAGCACTACTGACAAACCACCATCAGTTTGCAATGAACCATCTGTTGTACTTGTAGCAGCAGTACTATCATCCGTTTTGATAATTCCACTTGCAGTTAGGGCCGCAGTTGTCACCGCACCAGCGATAACACCCGTGCCTGATACATCAAGATTACCATTGACATCAATTAAGGTTGAGTTAAGTTCAATCTCATCATCAGCATTGATATCCAAATCACCGTCAGCGGGTGAACCAATACTGATTGCGCTATCACGAAAACGAAGTTGCATTGCAGCATTAATCATTATTCCGTTATCAGCAACGTGAGTTACGGTAACATCTTTGTCTGCACCAAAAGTTAATACAGCAGCGTCACTCAGTAAGAATAAGTCATCACCGATAACTGCATCAGCAGCAACCGATAGACCACCATCTGTCTGTAGTGAACCATCTGTTGTAGAAGTTGCAGCAGTAGTATCATCTGTTTTCATAACACCACTAGCAGTCAAAGCCGCAGTTGTTACTGCGCCAGCAATGACACCTGTACCTGAAACATCTAAGTTGCCATTAATATCAATCAAGGTTGAATTGATTTCTACCTCGTCATCAGCATTAATATCTAAATCGCCATCTGCTGGTGAACCAATGTTGATAGCAGAATCACGAAACTGAACAACCATTGCAGCATTAACTAATAGTCCAGTATCAGCAACATGTGTAAGGGTTACATCTTTATCTGCACCAAAAGTTACCACAGCAGCGTCACTGAGCATGAATAAGTCATCACCGATAACAGCGTCTAAGACTACCGATAGACCACCATCTGTCTGTAATGAGCCGTCAGTAGTACTTGTTGCAGCAGTACTGTCGTCCGTTTTGATAATTCCACTTGCGGTTATAGCGGCAGTTGTTGTAGCGCCAGCAATGTCTACCGCACCAGAATAGTCACCTGTGGCAGCATCGATCTCTCCAGAGATGGTAAGGTTTCTTATGCCTGTGTAATCTTTATTAGAGTCTAGGATAACTGCTTTACTGGCAACTGCTGTACCAACAGCAGTACTTCCTATATCAAGAGCATTGATTTCTCCAACGACAACTGTTGCACCATCTAGGATATTCAGTTCAGCAGGAGTGGATGTGATTGCCGTAGTTGTAGCAGCTGCAAGTAGAGGAACATAACCACTTTGATTAATTAGTCTTTGTGTACGATCAGCAGTTGGGTCAATGATTGTAAGAGTTGTTTCGTGATCATCAGCAGTCGCTCCTTCAAACACAACAGCATTCTCAGCATTCATCGTAACCGTATCAACCTGGGTGGTTGTACCCGATACTGTAAGGTTACCACTAATTTCAACATTTGCATTGATATCAACCAGCGTAGCATTAAGTTCTATTTCGTCTGTAGCATTGATATCAAGTATAGCATTACTAGGCGCACCAATGTTTTGACTTGCATCGTTGAACTGTATTACTCTTGTACCATTTAACAACAATCCTGTGTCAGCCACGTGTGTAAGGGTTACATCACTGTCGGCACCAAAATGAATAACCGATGCATCACTCAACATAATCAAGTCATCACCGATAACAGCATCCAACACTACTGACAAACCACCATCTGTCTGTAGTGAACCATCAGTTGTACTTGTAGCAGCAGTGTTGTCATCAGTTTTGATAATTCCACTTGCAGTCAAGGCAGCAGTTGTGACAGCACCAGCAATAACACCTGTGCCACTAACATCTAGGTTGCCGTTTACATCAATTAAGGTTGAGTTAAGTTCAATCTCATCGTCAGCATTGATATCCAAATCACCATCTGCTGGAGAACCGATACTAATCGCACTATCCCTAAACCGGAGTTGCATTGCAGCATTAATCATTATTCCTGCATCAGCAACGTGGGTCACGGTAACATCTTTATCGGCACCAAAAGTTAATACAGCAGCGTCACTAAGTAGGAATAAATCGTCACCGATAACTGCATCCAAGACTACTGACAAACCACCGTCAGTCTGTAGTGAACCGTCTGTTGTACTTGTTGCAGCAGTGCTGTCATCTGTTTTGATAATACCACTAGCAGTCAAGGCAGCAGTTGTGACCGCACCAGCAATAACACCTGTGCCACTAACATCTAGGTTTGCATTAACGTCAACCAAGGTAGCATTAAGTTCAATTTCGTCTGTAGCATTAATGTCTAGAATGGCATTACTTGGTGCGCCAATATTCTGACTTGCATCATTAAATTGAATTACCATAGTGCTATTAAGAAGCAGTCCTGTATCAGCAACGTGAGTTAGAATAACATCATCATCAGCACCAAAGGATATTGTAGCAGCGTCATGTTGAAGTTCTAGGTCTTGTGTTAGAGTAACATCTCCGTCTGAACCAATGGCAATAGCATCCTTATCACTGGCACTACCAATAGTTCCAGCATCACCAATTACAATTCCTGCATTAAATGTTGCTTCACCAGCCTCACTACCATCAATAGTAAGGAAGACTAGATCAGAACCACCATCTGTTCCCTTGAATATAATGTCGCTATTATTAGCAGCAGCATCAAGAGTAATGTTACCAGAACTGGTCGTTAGAAGAACTGCTGCATCACCAATACTTAAATTATCTGCTGCCAATGATGAAGCAGCAGCATCAGCCCAAGCAAAATCCGTACCATCTGCTGTTAGCACCTGGCC